AATTATCTAAATCACCATTAGTAGCAAGATTATTTGTTATTTCATATCCTTCTGCAGCAACAATTGTATTTGTCCCGTCTCCAGATGTTTGCACAAATGTAGATTGATTTATTAACACAGGATATATAACTTCCTCTGTAGAATATATGCCAGCGTTTGAAGCTTGCTGGTCAACAGATAACGGTATTTTATTTATACTATCAGCAACAAGTGGAAAATAACTTTCACCAAGATACGCCCCAATACCTGGTGTATATATATTGTAATACTGCTGTTCTGTTTGCTTTACAACAACGCTATAATACTTAAACTTAGTGTTTTCTATAAGGTCTGTTATTTGAGCACTATCTGTAAATGTTATGCGAAGTATTCTATTATTATTCACGAGGTCGTTGTAGTCTGACGCCCCAGGTACTCTTATTGTTGAGTTTTCCGACAAAATAACAGGTGACGTTCTTCCGAACTCATCAAAAAGAACAATACCTACATCATAGTTTCTATATTGCTTTACACCTAGTCTATGTATTGTATTAAAAGAAGATAAATCTATAGTGTAATTTAATTTCTTATTTGATACAGTTGATAGATCTAAATTTTTAGTATAATTACCATAAACAACTCTGTTACCTACTATTTCTTGTGCTAATGCTTTTATGGGAACATCATCGTATACTCTTAATAATATAGACTCTGGTAATATTTTTTTAGGTTTTTTAGATTTATATATAAAACTGTAGTACTTTTGTGATACATCAGAATCTGTGCCATAACTAGAAATATCGTCTACAGTTATAGTATCCACTGAATACAATACTGAAGAGTCTGTAGTTTTCATTACAATTTCAACTTCTTCAATTCTAGCATCAGAAAACGTATCGTAAGTATCTGGTGTATATATGTAGAAAGTAAACTGGTTATTTTTATTAATAACATTTTTATTTAAACCAGCATGAGCTATTTCATTCATTACAGTTGCGCTATAAGTAGAAGAGCCTCCTTCTATGTCAAATGCTATTATGGAAAAAGGTGATAATACCGAATATGTATTATCTTCAAACTTATACCTATACGCAAATCTTGCAAATTTTCTTTCTAAATAATCTTCATCTATTTCAGAGTCATTTGTCATACTTGCCAGTTTAGGCGCAAAAAGCGGTGCTATTTTAGCCACTGTTATTTCCGACTCTTTTGTAGAAGAATTATATGTTTTGGTTAAATCAAGCTTTTTCGGTTCATTTACATTATCTGTAAAAAACAAGTAGTTTTCAATAATGTTAGCTTGTATTCTTTTAGTTCTATCGAAATTAAGAAAATCATTTTCTATTATAATTGTAGATTGACTTTCACCAATTTTTAATTTTCTTACTTGATTTATTTTAGTGTTATCCTCTGAGAAAGATAATTTTGTATTTTTTAAAACTGTTGTAGTAACAGGAACAGTGGCGTTTGGACCCTGTGGGTTAAAAACTATAGATACTCTGTTATTTACTGTATCTATACTCGAAACTTCTACATGGTCAATAAGGTCTGGGTCTAATCCATATATTATATCACCTACAACTATACCGTCAATACTATCTAAAGTTATTTGATTATTGCCTAATCCAGTAACGGCTTTAGCCGCTGTGGTTTTTGTAGTTGTGTTTGTTATAAAGAAATAAAATTCATTTTTTTGGTCATCAAAAACACTTCCTATCACCTTTGACACACCCAAATCAGTGGCATCATCTAGCCTTATATTTCCTTTTATATTATGAATAACACCAGAGTCAGAGCCTTCAGATTTACTTATCTGAACATTTAAAGCCTCTCTATACTCTCCCTTGGGAACAAGTCTTTCGTCAAGGTCCTTGTTCATTTTTCCAGCAAGAAACGTGTTTTTAATTTCTGGCATTTAATTAGTGTTTAATTTGTTTTGACTTGCCTCTCATTACATTTGTCATTTCTGACATTTTAAGGTCATACAACCTTAACTTAGCTTGTCTCATAGCGCCTCTACGCTCTCTTTTAAAGCGGTTTACTATATATTCTGGTACATTTGCCATAGAAGATAAAATAGCGTGTGCTACGTGCTTGTAAATAGCCTCTTCTGCAAACTTATGTACTCTCATTTCATCATCAGTTCCTAAACTGTCTGAAATGTATTTTAATGTTATTACAGTATCTACTAAATTACTGCTAAAGTTTATTTTACCATTCGCCTCATCAATAATAAACATACCATTTCGGTTTGCAATCTCAGGCTCTGCACCGTATCTTTTACCAGATTCCAGTAGTCTTTCTGCTGGAAAATCTGCATTATAAAAATAATCGTCATTAGAAGCGCCACCAGCAAGTTGACTGGAGCTTAGTGAATTAAATCTTGTTGTTGTTTCTGGAGTTGTAGTTGTTAATGATTCGTCACCATCGAATTGATAGTTACCTTGGTCATCTTGAGATATAGCCTCTGAAGGAGCCGATGTAATTCTTCCTCTTGGTATTGGGTGCTCTATTCCCGAATTATCTACCCAACATATAGATACGTAGTTAACGTAGTCCTGTGGCATTGGTATAGTTAATGTCGATGGAACTTCTACCTCTTGTATTTTTTCTACTTTAGTTATATCATAAGCAAACTCTTGCATTGCTCTTTTTGTGTGAAAAACAACGTCTCTTCTGTTTGCTCTACCTATAATTTTACCTTCTCCAACATAGGAGAACATAAAGTTGTTTACGATGTCATTTAATGGAACGTGTCTATATCCACCAAAATCAGTGCCTTCGTAGTATTGTTGGTTAGTTTGTCCTATCAATCCCATTATACATTATCTTGATTAAAATCGTTTACTTCTTTTTGTGCCGCAACTTGTATTACTGTTGGGTCTTTGATTATTATACCAGAATAAGCTAATATCTTTGTTACAAGGTCTGTCTCATCTGACTGATGTATTTGAAAATCCCTTGAACCATTAGTTCCGTCATAAGCAGTATCATCATAAACATAAGCTCCAGTTCCTCCTCCAGTATAACCCCATATAGGGTCTTCTGGTAAAGTCAAATAATCCACTAGTATACTAATACTTTCTGCTGGTAATATTTTTATAGAATTACCTTCATTGTAATATACAGGATATGTCGATGTTGGTTGATTTAGTTTTGAGCCTGTAAGATAAGGTATTTCTTCTTTTCGCACCTCTTCAAACTCTTTGTTTCTTGTTGTAGAAAAAACACCTATAAGTCTATGCAAGTCTGAAGGCTCTGCACCTATTCCAGAAGAGCAAGATACAGTAGCTTCTTTGGCGAACACATCTATCTTTTCCTTAATATTAGAGGCTATATCACTATACTCTCTAAAATCACCTACAGCTTGTTTTCTTATGGCTCTATTGTAGTCATAAAATGTTTTTTCGTATATATCAAGCTGTGCTTGTCTTGCAATACGATTAAATTGGTCTGGGGTTAAGTATCCTCTTTGTTCTTTGTTTATTATGGATAACACTACCCTGTAAACTTTATTTACATTAATAGCCATATTCTATAAATAAAATGGGGCCGAAGCCCCATCGGTTATTTCAATTTCTTTTCAATTGCTCCATAAACCTCAACACCTTCATCTGTTTTAAACCAGGCTGCAAGTGCAGAGTATGGATTTTCATCAAAAGGAACTGTCATTAGCTTCCTTCCGTTCGATGACCACTTAAATGTACGTTGGTCATCTGATAGTTTTATTACATTAGCTTCTACAGCTTTTATCCCTACGTTTCGAATTGCTACGTTTTCATCGTTAGCAAGTTCTAAAAACTCCCTAGGGTTTCTTCGTGCGAAGACCAATAAATCTCTTTTAAGTTCTTTAGATGTCATCTTAGACACAGAAGAACCTAATTCTACACGCATAATTGCTTCGGCTTGATCTACATCCATTTGTCTTGCTGCAATTAATGCATCTACTTCATACTCAATCACTTCTAATTCGTCTTGAGCTTCAACCTCTGCGTCAAACTCATAATACGTTTTGTTTAGTCCTGGATGATATAAAGAAAGTAGTTTTTGCAGTGTTTGTTTTTCTTTTGGTACGTTAAGAACACCATCTTCAAAAATAATGTGTGCTAATCTAGCATCACCTTTAAACTCATCTACAAAAGGTGTTTTTTGATTCGTGGTGTGTTTTAATTCCCTTTCGTAACCTTTTTCTTCGTCGAAATAGTATATACCTCTTCCTTTAAGCATGTATGTTAAAGGAGTTTTTTCTGATTTCAAAAGATAAACCCTATCTTTTATAATCCAATTGTCTTGTTTTTTTGCCATAATAAAATAAAATATAAAAATTAAAAAAAAGAACCTGGGGCCATTTACTGACCCCTAGTTCCTTAAAAAATATTATTTGAAAATCATGAAGTTGTTAGCTCCCTGTACTACTAAACATCTTTCAGTTAAGTAGTGCACCTCCATTGCATCTAGGTCAGAAGTAGCTGCTCCACCTACAGAACCAGTAACCCAAGTTTTCATTCTTCTGTCGTCAGCTTCTGAAGCTCTATAACGAACGTGTAAGAATGGACGTCTTAGGTTTTTACCTAAAATTTGGTCATATACTGTAGAAGTTCCAGCTGGTACTAATACTCCATCTACACCACCTACAAGTCCTCTTGTCGATGCGTCGTTTAAGTATTTCCAGTCAGTTTTGTAGAAGTCGTAAGAACCTCTTCTGAATCCAGAGAATCCTAAGTTAAGAGCCATATCTTCAGAGTTGTTGAATACCCCGTAAGAAGTACCGCCAGTTCCGTAAGAGTTCATAGCCGCTAACATATCGTCGATACCTAAAGAAGTTGCTCTATTCAAGAAAAGCATATTCTCTTCGATAGCTCCCTCTTTATCTAATCTCTTTAGGATTGTATCAAAGTCAGCTAAGTCATCTGCCGCGTCTCCGTCAACAAAGTCTTCTGCTATGTGTCCTCTGGATTCGATAGCCGCGAAGAAACCTTCAGTCCCCTCTGCTTCAGTTAAATCACTGTTTGTTTTCTTTTCAGCTTCAACAAGCGCCATCTCCATATAGTCTTCAAAACGTGAACGAGTATCTCCTTCAGCTTTGATGTACCATAAATATCCTGTTTGTCCAGACTCTCCAGTTACTTCAACCCACCCAATTTGAGATGCGTCAGAACCAGAAATCTCATACTTATCTTTAAGGATAATTGGCTTGTTTGTAAGCGAAATGTGCTGTGGAGTAACAGCTCCTGTCATTCCAGTCGTACCTTTATCAAACTCAGAACCATATACAAAAAGAGAAGCTGTATCATCAGTTACAGTTGCAATGTCTGCCCCGTAAGTTTTAACTTTAATACTATTAGCTGCGCTTGCGTCAGTAACATAAGCTTTACTTATTGTCGCCCCCGCTTTTACAACAACAGTTTGACCTGTTCTGATAGCGTGTCCATCAATGTTATTGTTTGAAGACGAAATTACTTGCTCATTGTTTCCGTCAGGAGCCGCAACATCTAGTCCCGAGTAAGAAAGGTGTAAACGACCTTGCTCAGTCCAAATAATTTGGTCAGAAGACATTGGCATCTCTGAACCTGTTGCTGTTAAGAATCCAGCTAATGTACGGTCTCCGTATCTTTCAACTTCTGCTTCGTACAAGTCTGGTAAATATTGCTGCGCCCAACCCGCTGTTGCAGATGAGGTGAAGTCAATATAGTTTGTTGATAATGTTTGTTTTGTTGGTGACGCGTTTCCAAGTACAAGACCCGTGCCAGTGTTAGAAAAATCTATTGCTGCCATTTTTTTATATTTTTAGCGTTTTATTTTTTTATTTTAAATCTTAGTTTTGAGCTATCTTCGCCAGATACAGCCCTCACTTTTACTCCAGAAGTTTCAATGACTCCAGTTGAGGTTTTTCTTGGGTCCATATTTATATTCTTGGACTCCGCCTCAAGCTGTCTTAAACCATCTGCCCTTCCTTGCTCGTAAAAATGATTCGCTATAGTATCAGCGTTTCTTGCTGCAAATAAAGCCTTATGGTAACCTTGCGCATCCTTTAACATATTATTTTCATCTAAGAACGTCCTAAATGATTCTACTATGTCGCTTTGAACTTGTTTGGTTTGTTGAACATCGTTTACCTTAAACCTATACTTGTTGTCTCCTACTTTGAAATCAAAACCTTTGAACTCTTCGTTGAAAACTTGATTGGTTAAATTAGTAAACTGCTCAGACTGTTTTTGCTGCACAGCACTTAGCTCCTCTTGCTGTTTGTTGTATGTATTATAAAATTCAATAGCTTGTTGCTGGTCAGGTGTTAGATTTGAGTTCAACTTGACCTCATCATAGTACTTGTCCTTCAAGCTATTTAAGAACTTTTTCGCCTGGTTAACCTCTTCTTTGTAGGCTAACTTTTTTCTTTTTATATCTCTGGTATCATCTAACTCTTCATCATACGAAAACTTATCTTCTAAAAGAAAGCTTATCTCATCGTTATCCAGATGTGATTTTGTTTGTTTATAATATTCTCTAAGTAGTGTTTGTTCATCTACATTAGAGTAATCTGCGTTGAGTCGAACGTAATCTTCAAGACTACCTCCTGTTTCTTGCATAAAGTCTACTACCTTTTGAATATTCTCTGGTAATACTACTTCTTCTTTTTTCTCTTGAACGACAGGGGCTTCTTCTTGTACGACATCCTCTTTTTGGACGTCTTGTGTTTGCATCCGCAACTCATCGGCTTCTTCTTTTACTAGTTCTAATACTGGCGTTTCTTCTTGGGTAGGTTCTTCGGGACTCCGTACTTCTTCTTCCACTTTTGGGCTAGTTTCGGGTTCGTCGCGAACAGGAACCTCATCTGTGCTTTGCTCTTGAACGGCATTTCTTAAATCTACTTTATAAGTGTTATCCTCAAATGTAACACCAGCTTTTTCCAGGACCTTTTCTTCTTTTTGTTGAACAGACCCTTCTTTTTCTTGTTCTAATTGTTCTTGTACTTCTGACATAATAATATATAATTTATCTTGGCTCGAATTGCTCTAATCCGAATCCTCCTAAAGTGTCAAATCCAGCGGACTCAAAATCTTTTGGAGGTTTATTTGCTTTTCTTTGATCTATAAGTTCAGACTGCTGTGATGCTTGAATTTTAGTTCTCTTGTCCTTGCGGTCTTCTTTATAAGCGTCTCTTTGATTAATTACTTGCATTTCAGCCTGTTTAAGCTGCATGTTTAGTTCAAACTCCTTTTGCATAAGCTGAATCTTTATTTGAGCCTCTCTTTCCAGTTTTTGCAATGCAAGACTTGATTTTACTTGCTCCATCTGAGCTTCTGTTTCAGCCAGTGCTTGTTGTTTTTGTAAATCAGCTTGAGCAGCTGCTTGAGCCGACTGAGCGTTTGCCTGTGTTTGTGATTGAATGTTTTGCATTTGTATTTGCCTGTCTTCAATCATTTTCTTTCTTCTTCTTAATTTAAGAAGTTGATTTGCAAGCTTTGTGTTTTTAACATCCCTTACGTCTATTGCATCTTCAAGGCTTATTTGGTCTCTTTGTAAAGCTACCTGTATGTTTGATTCTAAGAATTGTTTTTCCTCTTCATCTGGAGCTACATCTAAGAATATTCCAAAGTCATGTAAATGCAAGCTCTTTAATTCTGATAATGTACTTACATTCATCTTTCCAATACCAGAGATAAATGAAGCTGTAGTGTTGCCGTACTCTAAAACATCGGATATTCTAAGACAAGCCGACTCTGCTGCTTTTAAGGCTAAATACAATACCGACTGTACAATATGTCTTGTAGCTGTGTTTGAGTTAGCCGCTGCCATTTTTTGTACTCCAACAAGAGCATCTTTATCTGGCATTGACCCATCTCTAGCTTCGTTTAGACCAGTCACATCCCTTATCATATTCAAATAATAGTTATAAGAATTAATAAGAGATGATATTTTACCTCCAGCATTCGACGTCTGAAGTTCTTGAATTGGTACTCTAGAGTGATTAAACTCTCCGTCTTGGGTCATTGACCTACCAATAACAGAACCTGTCTGGAAGTACATATTAAGTGCCTCTTGTGGGCTATAATAGGTTCCGTTACCAAGGTCTATTTCCGCAATACCGTCAGCGTCCAAATAAACGCCATCTGGAACCATTCTAGATAATACTTGTTGTATTTTAAGGTGTGTAAGCTGAATCATATCAGCAAACGTAGTCATCCTTGAAACAAGAGACTCTATCTGGCCTTTATACATTCTTGGCGCTACAATATTGTAAGACATCTGAACTTTTGTAGTGTCAGACTTAGGTCTTGTCATGTTCTCTGCCATTTTCCATTCCAATAGCGTATCAAGACCAATTACTTTAGCGCCTGTATATAACACCTCGATTGACCTTTGAACCTTCTCAAATCTAGCTCTTTTGTCTTTTGGAGGGTTGAATGTATCGTCTTTCTTTATAATTTTATCAGCTCCAGTAGATGTTTCTTTAACCTTATACACTTGGTTTTTAAATGTCTTGTATTCAAAATAAAGAACGTATACGTGGTTTGTATCTTCTGCCTCAGAATAAGAATAAGACCTCTGATAGTTTACAGCGTTTGAGCCTGTACCTTCAATCTTCTCACTATCTTCTGGAGGTATGTTTGGGTATTGTTTTTTGAGCTCTGTGATACTAACTCTTCTTACTTCACCTACATAATATAAATCATCAAAGTATGGTGACTCTGTGTAAGAGTACACTAAATCAGCTGGGTCAACATATTCAAGTTTAATTCCTTCCGATGTGTTAAATGAGTTTTTATGAGCTCCAATACCAAGAGTCACTACATCGTAAGCTATTCTGTTTTGTAGTAAATCGTATTTGTTGTGGTCAAAAACGTTTGATATAGCTTCTTCTGCTGCTATTTCTACAGATTGCTTGTAGTCAAGTTGCATGTGTATTTGAAGCTCTTCTTCTGACTCTGGAACATTTTCTTGAGGTATATTAAAAGTATCAACACCTAACTGCTCTTTTATAGTACTCTTAATGTCGTATCCATACATGTCATTAAGAATCTTGTCTACATAGTCAGTTTTTTCCTTTATAGAGGCTGGGTCTTGAGAGTAGGCTTTTACTTCGTACGGTCTATCATTAATACCGTTAACAACGATGTCAACAAACTTAGGGATAATAGCAATAGGCTTCCAATCTAAGTTAAGATAAGATAAATCACCATTGATTGACAATTCATCTTTATACTTTTGTATAGACTGCTCTCCACGAGCATATAATCTTAATCTATGAAAATTGTCTCTGTTAGCGTAATATCTGGTTGCCCCACTATCTCGTCTAAACCATTCGCCTTCAATAGCTTTAGCTACCTCCATCCCATACTGGGTGGATGCTTTCTCTGCGTCACTTACTGCTTGTGAAGGGAATATACCTTTTGGTGGTGTCTTTTGCATTTATTCTATTATTTTTGAAAAGGCTCCTGAGTTGTTATATTTCTTGAAACCAAAATCTAATCGTTTTGTTATTTTCTCCTGTGTTGGTTTATATAAGTTTCTGTTACAGGCCATAATCGCTAACCCAGAGCTAATCGCAGCATCATACTTTGTTCTATTGTTTATGTCAAAACCAGACCAGTCTTGTAGTGTTCTATTAAAATAAACTGTACCATAATTACCATCTCCAAGGTGTCCTACATGGTTTTCAATATAACTTTCAATAGCCGCTGCATGAGCTTGTTTTATATCTTCTCCAGAGTTAGGAATACCACCTATCTCTTTTTCCGATGCTGATAATCGTGTATAAGTTTTGTCTGGTCTATTCATCGAAAACCCACGATACCCTCTTCGTTTAATATAATATAATAATCTTGGCTTGTTGTTCTCCGCTAATATTGGCATTCCATAAAAAATAAGTGCCATAAGCACATCTTCAAAAAATATCTCTGCCGTTTGCGGTCTTGCAATATATTCTAGAAAAAAAGTATTTGATGGAGCTTCATCCATAGAAAACTTAGTTAGTCCGTGCAATGCACCTTTTGAACCTCGTTTGTCTACCGTACCAGATATGTCGTAACTATCGCAACCAAATGCACCTAGATGTTCATTGCCTGGCATTTTAACTCCATTTCTTTCTATTACACGGTTTTGTAGATTTATACTTGGTATCCATGACACCTTAAACCTACCACTACTGTCGGGTACAAATATAACTCTTGTATCCCTTATTCCGTTCTCCCATTGAAAGTTACCCTGTGTTACCACGTTGGAGTAACCTATTCCTTCATTGTAGTCTATTTGTTCGTATATCTTAACTAGGTTAAATATACTGTTTTTAGTTTCGTCTCTAAAAGCGTGCTGCTCTGTTCTTGGGAACTGACGGTAAAATTCATTTAATCCGTCTTGGTCATCTTTCAGACCCTCTGCTTCATTTTCCCAATGCTCTATTACGCCAGTATCAATAACCTCTCCCAGCGGTCCTTCAACTTCTTGTTCTGGTGTATCGAAGACAGGTAGTCCAAAAGAGTCAATGTATCCCTCGTAGTTCCATTCCATAGGTATGAACAAACTATATAGTCCACTGCGAGTTTGTCCATTGCGGTTTCGTTTTGTAACGTCTGAATCTTCATAAAGCTTTTTAAAGTTATTACCACCTTTGTCAAGTGCGTTAGATGTTGAACCCATCATACACTTTCCTGTTATTCTACTACCTAGTCTTAGAGTTGTTTTTGTTACCCTCCAGTTATTTAATATGTTATCTGGTTTTAGCCATTTACCAGCTTCATCGTGAACTAGTAATGCAAGTTTTTCACCGTCATACGAGTTGTCCCCTGTGTTCTTCCAGTCGATGGTTGTATCAAGGCCCTCGAGTATTTCTCTGTCCTTGTTCTGTATTGATTTTCTTGTAAGCTTCGAGGCTGGAACCCTGTAGGCGAGTTCTGTTTTCGGTCTGTCCATACCGTCCTGTATGGGTTTGAAGAAGAACGGGTAGTTGACTGATATTGGTACAACTTTATCTGTGAACATTTTTTTAGCATCAGCTCCAGATTTGGACAATATCCCGAATCTTGAATCTGATGAAATCGTAGCAAGGTTGACTGTCTCAGCTGAGGACATGAATGAAAATCCAGATCGACGATTTTTAAGATAGCACATTCCGTAAGACCGTATATCGGCTTTACAGGCTTCCCAAAATATAAAGAATAATCTATTTGCTTCTCGAAAGTCTGGTTTCCCAACATCAATCTTGGTCCACTGCAAGTACATGTAATGAGTACCAGTAATGTAAGTAGAAGTGCCGTTATTGGTAAACCAATGGCCTTTTTCACGTCTTTCAAATTCTTCATTTATATAATCCTCCCATTTCTCTTTGAACTCTTCTGGATATTCTTTCCAGTCAAAAATGCTTTTTATTTGTCTTAGCTCTATTGGATATTCTTCAGCAACCCATTTGTTTGCGCCTTTAGGAACTTTTACTGGAGCTTTAGGTAGAGCTATCTTTAGATTTTGTATTTCGTATATCTCTCCTATTTGTCCTGTCTTGCTTATAACTACAATATCGTGTTCTTTATCGTAGCCATACTTCCAAGCTTTCTTTTTATTGAGCCTAGTTAATGTATTTATTCTTATAGGCTCAACAACTTTATATAATGTTTGTTGGTAAGCCATTATTTAGACCTCCTTTCTGCAAACCCTTTAAATACTTTCTTGTCTTCTGTATCTTTAGGTTTGTTTTCAAGGATATTTTTTTCTTCCTCTATTCTGTTGAGTATTTCAAAAGCATCAAAAATTGCAAGCTTCTTTGTTGCCGCTGCGTTTTTTAATCTATCAGCAGACACATCGTCCTCTGTATTTGTTATAATTTTTTCTTCAGCTACTTTGATTAGTTCTTCTACCGCTTTATAACCAGCTTGGACTATACTCTGTTTCGTTTCCTTGATATTCATACCTTATGCATATTGAGCTAGTTGGCACTCTGTATAGGATTTCATTTTCTATCTCAAACTCATACTCACTATCTGGAGTAAAGCCAACTAAATTATTTAATTTAACACCATTTTTTTTAAGGTCTTTGTCAATGTATTTTAAAACACCCATAAGGTTGTGTGTTGTATTTACATTGAAATCATCTTGGTTTAATATTGGTTTTACAAAGCAGTACCCTTCAAGTGGATGCCATCTGTCGTTTCGTCGATACATATATATCTGGTCCTCTTCTACAAAGTACTCATCTTCATTGAAATAGCTTCTGCTGTTTTTTTCTTTACCAGACACGTCGTAAAATCTTCTAAAAACATTATGATGAACAATTACTTCATCTCCTTGTTTTATACCTGTGTTACCATTTACTGGAGTTTGCAAGACTATTCCTGTTCTATTGACAAACTCATGGTTTTGCATTTCGGTGTTTAAGATTAACTCTTTGTCGTAAACTTTTTTTGTGTTTTGGTATCGTTGGTTGTTTTTTGGTTTTATTATAAAGCTGTATAAACTTCTCACTAATATTCTAAATTAAATTCAACACTTATTGCCATGTTTTTATTAAAGTCCTTCCATGGTAGAACCTCGTTGTTTTTTGATATGTAGACTCTGTATTTGTCATCTTCTTCTAAGATGTCGCAAATCTTATGTCCTCCATATACCTCCTGTCCAACGGCATAATGCATGGCAGAGTCTTTATAGTCTCTACCAATACTTATTTTTCTAATTAAATTCATATTATTTTCCTTTTATCTGAGCGTACTTTTCAACTCCTCTTGATCCAAAATACGCAATATAAACCGTAACAAGCAGAGTTTCAATGAGTTTCACCCACTGGTCATCTACAGAAAAAACGCCTATAGAGTCTAATACAATGTACACACTCATTATAAACGTTAAATACAATACAATTATAGGTCTTGCAATTTTAGTTATTTTGTTGTCGGACTTAGCATCAGCCTCCCACCTCCTGGTGACAGACTCTGCTTCGTCTTCATCCATTTTAATAAGGTGCATAGCCATTGCTTTTTGTTGCTCTGACATATCCTTATCTTCTGTAACTAAGTTTTTTACAAGCCCTAAAAGACCTTTATCTGGTATTGAATCCCCAAGAGCGTCTATAATAACAGAACCGCTCTTGGAGAGAAAACCACCGACTTTTGTGTCTTTAAACTTCTTTTTAGGCATTATTTTCTTTTTGTCCTTTTCATTGCCTTAAAATCAGACCCTGTAATCTTATTGTAAGGTTTTGTTTTTGAAGCAATAGCTTTTTGTTTTGGACTAAGTTTTTTATTTTTCATTAGTATTTACCTTTTCTTGATTTAGGACTAGATTTAGTTGAACCACCTTTGCCAGCCCAAAGGTTTTTACAGGCCCAATATCTAGCTGTTAATTTACTTTTTGCTGTTCCACATTTATGTCTAGCTCTGAAGCTTTTTCTTGCTGCTGCTGAATAATTGTGTCCGTATCCTGTAGCTCCGAAGTGAATAATTTTTTCCCTTCCTCCTTCACAACCTTTAACCACTTTTTTCTTCCCAGCCTTTGGACTCTTTCGTGGTTTGTTGCAAGGCATTTTTGATTTGTCTAGTCGTTTAGCCATTATTTCTTGCAATTACATTTTGTTTTTCTGCATTTTCTGCATTTTTTCTTTGGTGGCCTTCCTCTTTTTGAACCGTAAGTTCCTTTTCCGCTTGGCATAATTTTAAAATTTAAGGGTTATTATCTATCTTTATCTTTTATCATATCATCAGTAGCTTTGTTGAAAACTTTATCTGTGTATGATTTGTTTTTATAAAACACACTCACCTTTGATGTTGGTAAGTCTTCGTATCCTAAAAGTATCTTATACATTCTTGTTATAAGAGACCTTGTTTTAAATGAAACTTTGAATATACTGTATCCTCCTGTTTGTTTAGACTTATTTCTCCAGGCGTCAATCCACCCTTCTTTACGAAGTCTATTCCATCTGTGCTTATCCCAAGAATATATATACTCTCCGTTTTTAAAATCTTTTAAAGTAAACCTATCTAAACAATCTAAATATATAAGAAGTTCAAGGTCGCCATCTGTGAGCCCGTTGGTTTTACAGGCCCACTTGCGAACCAGTCTGTAGTATTTAAAAAGTTTTATTTCTCTTAAATCACTAGCGTCTATTCTCATCCCACAAGAACTATGTCTCTTTGTCTGATAACACGATATTGGTTATTATCAAACAAAATAGAATGCCCAGCGTGACGGTCATAATAGATAGTATCAGATTCATTGATGCCTTGAGTTAGGTTACCACAGCTTACTATTACACCTTTTAGGTATCTTATATCTTCTGTGGTTGTATCTGTTACAATAAAACCTCCAACGTTTTTAGGCTCCTCTTTAACTTCTTGTATTACAACATAATCATTAATTGCTTGCATTCTCTATTCTTTTATTAGAAATTACACAATCCGCTGATATTATTGTAAGGGCAACACTAACTGCATTTTTTAAAGCTGTCTTTGTTACAAGAGCTGGGTCAATAATTCCAGAGTCAATCATATCGACAACATCCCCTGTTATTACGTTTATCCCTTTGCCTTCTTTTTCTAAATCAACATTAGGATACATCCCAGCGTTTTCAAGTATCATCTCAAAAGGTCTTCTGATTGCTTTTAGTAATATACCTTGAGTTTCATTCTCTGGTATTAACTTTTTAGAAGCGTTCAAAAGAGCTATTCCTCCCCCTGGAACTATTCCTTCTTGAAGTGCAGCTTTGACAGCGTGTATAGCATCTTCAATCCTGTCCTTTTTCTCCTTGAGTTCTACCTGACTATGAGCTCCGACTTTTACAATAGCTACAGAACCTGTAAGCATAGAGAGTCTTTGCTCTAATTTTTTCTTTAAAAACGGATTGTCTTCGTCTTTTATCTTCTTCTCAACAGATTTTATTCTGTCTTCAAGACCTTCTATGTCTTCAGCAACCTTTAGGATAGTGTTTTTATCATCTGTAGTGGACTTTAACACCTCTCCGAGTATAGAAGCATCCATGAGCTCTAAATCGTCTCCTAGAGACTCGTCTATTAGTTTTGCTCCTGTAAGTAAACAAAGGTCTTGTAGGGTATCCATTTTGGTTGGACCAAACCCTGGTAAATCAACAACGTTTACTTTTATGTTTCCTTTGACTTTATTCATTAGTAAGGCAGACATTGGCTGTTGTTCCACCTGTCCTACAATAAGTAAAGACCTTTTTTCTTTGATAACATGCTCTAATATCCCTTGTATTTTACGTATACTCTCTATTGGAGTTTTACATACAAGAACAAGAGGGTTATCAAGTTCTGCTTTATCTTTTTCTTCGTTTGTAGCTAAATGTTGAGCTTTTAATCCAGAATCAAAATGAACTCCTTTTTCAAACTCAAGGTGTGTTTTTTCAGAGTCAGACTCTTCCATTGTTACAACACCGTTTTTACCAACAAGATTATAAGCCTCGGCTATCAAGTCTCCAAGCTCCTTATCGTTGTTTGTTGATATAGTAGCTACGTGTGATAGGTTATCTCCTTTTACATCTTTCTTTATCTTGTCGATGTACATGATAACCTTTTGTTGCATTAGTATTACCGCATCTTTTAGCTCTCTTGGATTTACATCCGTAGCGGCTTTTAATTCTTTTAGAAGTGCGTTTGCAAGTACAGTTGCTGTTGTTGTTCCATCTCCAGCTTGTCTTACTGTGTTTCTTGCAGCTTCTTTTATTAATGTAGCACCCATGTTTTCTACAGGGTCGATAAGTATTACGCTTTCAGCTACAGTTACTCCGTCCTTTGTTATAACGGGTTTGCCAAGTGCATCCTCATAGATTACGCATCGTCCAGAAGCACCGAGAGTGGAGCTGACCGCATTGGCCAGCTTCTCGACTCCCTTCATTATTTTACTACTTGCTTCCTTACCGAAAGTCAAGTCTTTTACAATCTCACTAGGGTTGTTGTATTCCATTTAATTAAATTTAATTTTTTTTTTCTTAGTGGTTATTCAAAGGTTTTAACGACTACTGGTCCTTTTAGGAAATCTAATCGTTTTTGATAATGTGCGATTGAGGCGTCTATTGCTCTTTCGCATGATTCAACAGTTTCTCGACGCGTTACGTCTGTCCACTTGTCATCCCGTTGGTATTCGGCTTGGAAATATCCGTTGGGTAGTTCAGTAATTCTCCAGTTCTTTTTCTGCACAATGTGCTCCCAAAGCTTCCTGGTCTCTTCGGGTACACTGCTATCGCCTTGCGACGCAGTGATGGTTGAGTAAAAATAGGTCATTTGGTTAAAATGATTTATTCTGGTTTAGTAAAGGTTCCATCTTCTACATTAATAGAGATGTCCCCGTACTCTTCTTGGAGCTCCTTTTGGTAATCTTGGAGCTTTGTTTTTGCCCCTACAGCATCGTGTAGTAGCTCGTGTTTTTTAGAACTAAGCAGACCGATCTCTGCATGTATTCTAGTTAATGCCTCCAGTTTAGATTTTAAAATTCTAAGCTGTTCATCGGTTAATTTTCCTTCCATAATTTAATTTTATTAGATTTAGGTAAATATTTAATCCACTTGTATTTTACTTCATAGTGAAGATGAAATTCGTTTCTATAGGCTTCTTGCTCAAAACAAATATAATAGTAAGCTTTTTTGCCGTACAAAATCAAGCACCTTAACCATTCTAGCAAATATAATAAATAAAATGGTATTACAAGCAAGTTTAACGCTTGTTTAAGATGTATTTTTTCATGGCGTATAGTTCTATCTGGTGCATCCTTCTTTACAAAACAAAAAGGAAACAGCATAATACCACTAATACCCAGTAGCTTTACTAAGTCTGTTCTAACTACCAAAAGTCCAACCCATAAAGGTGTGAGCACCGTTTACCCCACTCCATGTGTTTTCGTCGTACTGAACTTCTGCTGCAACCCATCCGTCAGGGAATACTACATCTCCGTCCTCATCTAAAAGCTCTGCTTTTCTCCAAAGAACATCTAATGAGTAATTGTCAGCTTGAACACCAGGAGTTAAAACATCACCGTTCTCATCGTAAGTTGGTTGCTCTGTCCAGAGTCTTCCAAGTTTTACAATAGAATGTCTGTGTGTTGGGAATGTTTCACCGTCTTCTGTTACAGAAGGTAAGGCATCAATCTTTGCCTGTGCTGTTGCTTCATCAGCAAATTCGTACTTTTTGAAAATGTACTTGTTATTCATGATTTAAAATTTATGTATTACTTGTTAATTCTTGTAATTCTGTATCTGTTAATGCTTCTGGGAATATAGTCATATTTCTCAACTCATACTTATTGTCTTTTGCCTTCACCCAAAGCTTGTCAATTTGTGCCCAGTTAGTTTCAGAAACTGAATGTGAATCTATTGTTTGTTTCACACCATCAATAAATAAGCTGATTTCAGAGCCATCATAGCGAATAGCTGCCTTTGCGTTTAATCCAAACTGATTATGAATGTAATAGTTACCGTTACTGTCTCCGCTAAAGGAACGAATAGCAAAACCACTACCTAATCCCCATAATTCAAAAATACGAACTCCAAAAGAATCATAAAACCTAAAAGATTCATCCCCGTTAATACCTCCATTTTGGAAGTTAGCGTAGTCGATAAAAAGAGTCCAATAATCACCAGTATTGGTAGTGTAACCTTCAGTTAATTGGTCTGCTAACCTTGTTTCTGTTTGTCCGTTTGTAGGGATATACGATGTAGCGTAAGAGCCTTGTTCTATTTGTCCGCCCCAAATGTAAAATGATTGAGCGGGTTGAGATAATTCGTAATCTCCACACAATATAAATACATCTTTATCACCTCCGACTTGGGTAAAGGTAATATCATATCTATTCCATTCTGTTGTTAATACTACATCTTTCCTAAAAGTTGAACCTCTTTGACCATAAAGAGATACTTCATCACCATTATTTTTTCCTTTTAAATAAACACTAAAATTGTATTCAGAAGCATCATTAAGTGATACAACTCTACCTAAATCAAAAATTGAATTAACATTGTTTGAGACAACACTTACTTCGTAAGCATTGTTACTTAAAGTTGGAGATGTGTTTGTTTCCGAATCTATTTTAGTTGATGTCAAACCCCAACTTGAATTAAGTTTAAAATCTTCACTATATGTAAATAAATTAGTCCTTTGAGGTTCTAACAATAAAGACTTTCCGTTTGTGTAGTCTATGCGTGGTGTGTCGTTACTTAATACTTGTACAGAAATATTGTCAATAGTAAAATCGTTGCTTGTGTTGTGTCCGTAGAATCTTATACTTGAATTATCAGCATTCATTAATAAGAATCTGGTGTTAACTCCGTTTTGATAATACCTATAAGCGCCCGTTAGCGAATCTGCTGAAGTTATTGGTGCGTTATCTTGATTATATAAACCTATATAAGCACCTGAGCCAGATGCATTAGAAATCTCAAAAGTTAATTTAATATAATCTCCAGTATTAAGCGGTAAATCTGTATTTTGAAGTCTTGCATTTGTTCCAACAGAAGAATAATTGGCTGCTCCGTTAGATATAGTCCAGCCGTTTTCCAAATACCACCCATT